GTATTCTTTTTAATCACGAAGGACCGAGACGGGGTGAGAACTTTGTCACGCAGAAAATAATCCAATGGATTCAAAATTATGTTAGATGGTTTAATAGAATGGTGGGGTCTGATGGAATATATACATTGGACGAAGATTATATATATTCAGAAGAAACCTATATGTCTGAAGGTGAAGAGCATCATGAAGCTTTTCCTAAATTAAGGCTGGGAAACTTAGACGCTTACAGAGATTGGGGATATGCTGGAGATTACGTAGAGGCAATGTGGATTATGCTCCAGCAAGACATACCAGATGATTATGTTATATGTACTGGAAATTCACATTCCATCAGAGAGTTCTTAACACTTGCATTCAAAAACGTAGGCATAAGCGATTGGGAACCTTGCGTTGTGATAGACCCAGAATTCTACAGACCATGTGAAGTGAACTACTTAAGAGGTGATGCATCTAAAGCTAGAAAAAAATTGGAATGGAGTCCAAAGTGTGATTTGGAGGAGTTAATTAAACTCATGTTAGATGCGCAATTATAAAATTTCAATAGATTTGTCTGATTTATATTTAGACATAACTTACTTTGATCTAAGAGAATATAACAAACCTTTTATGCTTAAATTTATAGAAGCCTCAAATCCTGATGACGCTTGTTACGTAGTCCTAAATAGAATAATAAAAGAAATATTAACAGAAAATAATTCAATTGCTGCTAGAGTTTTATGTAGAAAAATTAGAAAATACATGAGGATAGATAAGATAGAGTGTTTATGAGAAATTACGATGACCCTATATATAAAGATTTTAGAATTAAGGTATTAAAAAGGGATAAGTTTAAATGCAAGATGCCCGGATGTAAAAATAAAAAAAATTTACAAGTCCACCATATATCAAAGTGGTCTGGAGCTTCGTCTCTTAGATATGAAATATCAAATGGAATAACATTATGCAGATACTGTCATAAATCAATTACAGGTAAAGAATCCCACTACGAAGGTTTATTTAGAGAAATAATTAAATGAGTAAATATAAACAAGCCCCTGACTTCACTGTTATAAAAGATACCCGTGAGCAAGATGGATATTACTTTAGCAAGTTTAACACTTGTGCTGGTATGACTGAGCGTAAGTTGGATACTGGAGATTATTCAATAGAAGGACTAGAAGAAAAAATATGCATAGAACGAAAAGGATGCGTGGAGGAATTAGCACAGAATCTTGGATCAAAGAAAACCACATTTTTAAAAGAGATAGAAAGAATGGAGTCGTTCCCTCATAAGTATATGATATTGGAATTTTCTTTGGAAGAATTAATTAAGTTCCCTAAAGAAACTAGGATACCAATTAAAAACAAGGCTTCTGTAAAAATAACTGGAAGATATATGTTAAAGTGTTTAATAGAATTTGAATTGTATAATAATGTTCATATTCTTTTTTGCGGAGACAAACATACAGCTTTTTTGGCGGTTAGTAGTATATTCAAAAGAATTAATGAGATGTATACTATAGGGAGGAAGAAATGAATTACGGAGATAAAGATCTTCTTTATGATTTACATAACTACGGAGCAAACGTAGATACCAGAGAAATATTTTTACATAATCACTATGGAGCTAATGACGAAGATAATCCGGGCGTAGAATACAAGATGTCTAATACGTTCTTAAAAAATATGAGAGCGTTAGATATTAAATCAGATAAGCCTATTACTATTCATATGCAAAGCCTTGGGGGAGAATGGTCAGATGGAATGGCTATTTATGACGCTATATCAATGTCTAGATGTTATGTTACCATAATTGCTTATGGTCAAGCTGAGTCCATGAGTAGTATAATATTCCAAGCGGCTGACTTAAGATTGATTACACCTAATACTTATTTCATGTCTCATTATGGATCTAGTGCAGCTATTGGCGAATATCTAACTGTTCAAAATTTAGCTAAATATGAGAAACATATTTGTGATGTTATGATTGATATTTACGCAAAGAGTTGTATTCAAGGACCGTATTTCCAAGAAAAGTATGGCAAGAACCCAGACATAGAGAAAGTTAAAACATACTTAACAAGAAAATTAAAATCGGGCGATTGGTATATTAATTCACAAGAAGCCGTTCATTATGGTTTCGCAGATCGGGTGTTAGAAGATTGGCAAAAAATAAATTAAAAAAAATTGACGAAGCTTGGCTAGGGTTAGAATCTGTGGATTCAGACTTGTTTAATCCTATGTCAATTCTTAATGTCGCTGATGATGATTTTAATATAAAACTGGCTTGGCTTATGACAAGGCCGGAGTATTTATCTTTCATATGTAAGGAAATATTAAACGTACAATTGCTTCCATCTCAGGCTCTGTTCTTGAAAGAAATATGGACAAGAAAGTTTCCAATGCTTATCGCTAGTCGAGGTTTTGGTAAATCATTTATGTTGTCTCTCTATTGTGTGCTTAGAGCTTTAATATTACCTAAGAGAAAGGTAGTTGTAGTCGGAGCTGCGTTTAGACAGTCTAAAGTGCTTTTTGAGTACATGGAGACTATATGGCGTAATTCTCCTATGCTAAGAGACATTTGCGATGGAGATAGCGGTCCACGGAGAGACACAGACAGATGTACGCTAAGGCTTAACGACAGCACTGTAACATGCTTACCTCTTGGTGATGGTCAAAAGATTAGAGGTCAACGTGCTAATGATATTATTGCTGATGAATTTGCATCTATACCTAGAGAAATATTTGAAAATGTTGTAGCTGGTTTTGCAGCTGTTAGCGCAGACCCTGTAGAAAATGTTAAGAGAGTAGCTGCGCAGAAAAAAGCAGAAGAGTTAGGAATAGAACTAGAAGAAGAAAAAGAAGAGGTGCAAAAAGATAATCAAATTGTATTATCAGGCACTGCATACTATGACTTCAATCATTTTGCTACGTACTGGAAAAAATGGAAGGCTATCATACAAAGCAGAGGTCAACATAACAGACTTAGAGAAATATTTGGAGAAGATCCTCCAGAGAGCTTTGATTGGACCCAGTATTCTATTGTTCGTATGCCGTATGAGTTACTACCTAAAGGCTTTATGGATGCAGACCAAGTGGCGAGATCTAAAGCTACAGTACACGCTGGTATATACCAAATGGAGTATGGAGCCTGTTTTACTAGAGATAGTCAAGGATTTTTTAAAAGGTCTTTAATAGAGTCATGTGTTGCTAAAGAAGATAACAAGGTAAAAGATTCTAGCGGAGAACAAGTTTCTTTCGAGGCTAGTCTAATGGGTGACAAAAATAGAAAATATATATTTGGCGTTGACCCTGCATCAGAAGTAGATAACTTTAGCATTGTAATACTAGAAGTACACCCTGCTCATAGAAGAATTGTGCATTGCTGGACTACGACTAGATCAGAACATAAAGAAAAAGTAAAAAGAGGGTATGTATCAGAGACAGACTTCTATGCTTACTGTGCTAGAAAAATTAGAGATCTTATGCTATTGTTTCCATGTCTTCATATTGCTATGGATGCTCAAGGTGGCGGTGTAGCCGTAATGGAGTCTATGCATGACAAAGATAAAATTAAAGAGGGAGAAGTAGCTATATGGCCTATCATAGACGACAACAAGGCTAAGGACACAGACGACGAACAAGGATTACATATCTTGGAGATGTGTCAATTCGCTAAGTACGATTGGCTTGCTGAAGCTAATCATGGCATGAGAAAAGACTTTGAAGATAAAGCATTATTATTCCCTGATTTTGATTCTTTGAGTTTAGTTATATCTGAACACCAAGATACAGAAAAGGGTAGAATGTTTGACACCTTAGAAGAATGTATTCTAGATATAGAAGAATTAAAAGATGAATTATCTATGATACAAATGACACAAACGTCTGCCGGTAGAGATCGCTGGGATACCCCACAGGTTGTAATAGGCACAGGTAGGAAGAGTAAAATTAGAAAAGATAGATATTCAGCATTATTGATGGCAAATATGGCAGCTAGAATAATACAAAGAACTCCAGAACAAGCGGCATATAACTTTTACGGAGGCTTCGCTACAGGTGGTCATAAACCTAAAGGTAAAGATGAAAAAATGTATTCTGGTCCAAGTTGGTTTTCAGAAAATATGAAAGATGTGTATTAAATTATATCAATCCCATTAACAATCCAATTGAGGTTATTACATGAGCAATGAAGAAATGTTTACATGGTCAGACGGTGACGTAGCTGGTAAAGCTAATGCTTTTGCTAAAGCTGCCGACAATGTAGAAGCTTACACTGGCTTGTCAAAATCTCAAGGTAGTCATTACAGACATTTTATAGATATTGAGCCAAACAGGTCAGTTAGGCCCGGATTTACATCTAATGACTATTATGCCTTTAGGCCAGATGAAGCTGTGCCACATCAGCATCGCAGGATTATTCGCATGTGTATGGATGCTTATGATAAGGTTGGTATTATTCGTAACATTATTGATTTAATGGGAGACTTTGGTAGTCAAGGTATTCAGATTGTTCACAGAGATAAATCTGTAGAAAAGTTTTATCAACAGTGGTTCAGAAGCGTACATGGTAAAGAACGTTCTGAAAGATTTCTTAATAATTTATATAAAACTGGTAATGTCATATTATATAGAAGTTATGCTAAGGTAACTCCGCAACTCAGCAGCTACATGAAGGCTATGTCTAGCGATATCAGGGTAGAAGTTCCTGATCTTAAGAAAAATGAAATACCTTGGAGATATAATTTCTTCAATCCACTTACAGTTAAAAATAAGGATGGTAATTTATCTTTATTCATGGGACTTAAAAATTACAGTGTTAGTAGCAATTCATTCTTTGACAAATTTACCACAGGGGATATTCCTAATCACGTACTAGATACTTTGCCAACTAATATTAAACAAAGTCTTTTACGTGGGGAGAAAGATATTCCTCTTGACCCTGATAGACTGTCTATGTTTTATTACAAGAAGGATGATTGGAGACAGTGGGCGCACCCCATGATTTACGCTATTCTGGATGATATTGTTATGCTAGAAAAGATGAGATTAGCTGATATGTCTGCTCTTGACGGAGCTATCTCAAATATTAGATTGTGGACTCTAGGTAGTCTAG